TAAAATACTTATTACATTCTTTGTTTGATAAAAAATTTTTAAAAATAAAAATTTCTTCATTTTTAGCTTCAATTTTTTCCATTATTAAATATGAAGTAAATCAATTTTATCTTCAGTTCCTATCTCACCTTTAATAAAACTATTAAAAGCTAAACTTATTCTTAAATTATTTCCTTTTTTAACTTTTACACTATGTGTAACTTGTGATGGAAAAATAATTAAATCATTAGATTCGACAGGATAAGTCCAACTTTCTGCATTAAGCCAAGTCCATTCTGATATTTGTGGTCTAATTCTTTTATATGTATGATTCCAAAATTTAATAGAATCATTGTTTACCTCTGAGTTTATGTAAAATACCCCTGAAATCATACTGTTTGGATGTTCGTGTTGATGATGATATTGATTTTCAGATGTAAAATTTAACCATGATTGAGTTAAATAAGGTTCAACCTTATCAAACTTACAAACAACTTTGTAATATTCTTTTAAATGTGCCAATAACTCTATTTTTAATTTTTTAAAAGGAGGTTTATCAAGAACGTAAGTATCTTTAGATATAAGATTGCCTTGATTATTATTAACATTACTTGCAATTTCTTTAATAAACTTATTTTCTATTTTAGATAGCTTTCTGTTAATCTTAGTAATATAGATTGGAGTTGGAAATATACCATCTATTTTATATGCTAATTTCATTATAATTAATGTAATTAAATTTGATAATTATTAAACAAATTTGTATTATTAATGTTTTATAATAATACTATAATTATATGTTTATAAGAAATGTTAAGTTAAATGATAAAGAAGAAATAAACAAATTTTTAACTACAGTTATACCTACACAACATAATTTGGTTAAAAAAGGTACCTCGACTTATGATGGTTATAACCACGTTAATGAAGAAGCTATGTCTTCCATTATAAATACTTTTAAAAATATGACTAATAATAAATATGAAGTTATAGATATGTGGTGCAATATTTATAAAAAAGGAGGTCATGTAATACCTCACAACCACCTTAGTGATATAACTAAAGATAGTAAATGGCTTGCAGGTATTTATAATTTTAAAAAACCAAAAGATTCTGGAGACTTGTATATTAATGATAAAAAAATAGAATTAGTTGAAGATGATTTTATTTTATTTGAAATAGATGATAAACACTACACCACTAAAAATTTAGTAGATGATATTAGAATTGTTTTTAGTGTAAATATGAAAGAAAAACAAAATGCATAGAAATATTGAAGACTATGTTTTAACAGCAAAATCAGTCATACCTGAAAAATTATGTAAAGATATGATAAAAGAAATAAATAAAAATAAAAAAAAATGGTTTACGCATATTTGGACAAATGATACTGGTAAACCAGTAGAAAGTATTAATAAAAATAAAGAATTAGATAATCTATATTTAAAAACAGAAAATTCAAAAAAAATAACAAGTTTATTATGGAATGTAATACAAGCTTATCAAAAAAAACTTAATTATCCGTGGTTTAAATCGTGGTCAGCTTATACTGATGTAAGATTTAATATTTATAAAAAAAATAAACAAATGTCTCCTCATTGTGATCATATTCATTCAATATTTGACGGTAAAAATAAAGGAGTACCTATATTAAGTTTATTAGGTGTGCTTAATGATAATTACCAAGGAGGAAAATTTGTAATGTTTGAAAATATGGAATTTGAAATAAAACAAGGAGATGTATTAGTATTTCCCTCTAATTTTTTATATCCCCATAAAGTAGAGCTAGTAACAAAAGGGACAAGGTATTCTTTTATTTCATGGGTTTGGTAATAACAAAAATTAAAGAACATAGAGACATTAAAAAAATGATTCTAGAAGAAATTAATAACACGCAACAAAATAGTTTTGAAAAAATTACCTCTACAGATTGGATGACTCCATCTAATATAGAAAGAACTTATTTTACGAAATATATTAAAAAAATAATAGATAAATATTATGTTCAAATAGCTAAAAAATTAAAATTATATAATTTTAATATTTCAAAATTAATTATACATAATTGGTGGTTTCAAATTTATAACAAACATTCTAGTCATGATTGGCATACTCATCGCTCCTGTCATTTTACTAATGTATATTTTTTAGAATTACCGAAAAATCATTTAGTAACCCAAATAAAAGGGCATAAAAAATTAAATATTAAAGAAGGTGATTTAATAACTTTTCCTGCTTATTGGCTGCATAGATCACCTATTAATGACACAAACAAAAGAAAAATAATAATTTCATTTAATACTTCTTATGACTATTAAAATATATAAAAACTTTTTAGACGAAAAAGATTATAAAAATTTACAAGCAATTATGTTAAATAATTATTTTCCATGGTATATCACACCTATTATAGATGATATAGGCATAGAAAGTGATCATTATAAAAACTCTCAATTTACACATAATTTTTATGATGATTATTTACAAAGATCTAATTATTTTAATTTAGTAACGTGTTTTCTAAATAAATTAAAACCTAAAGCTTTAATTAGAATTAAAGCAAATCTTTTAAATAGAACAAATAAAAAAATAATACATGGTATGCATACAGACACAAAATTTAAATGTAATACAGCAGTATATTATGTAAATAGTAATAATGGGGAAACTATTTTTGAAAATGGTAAAAAAGTTCAAAGTAAAGAAAATACTTTAGTAGTTTTTCCATCTCAATTAAAACATTCAGGAACAACACACACATGCAATAGTGCATATAGAGTAGTTATAAATATTAATTATTTTTAATAATATATGAAAAACAAAATACAAGTAATGCCTTTATTCTCTAAAGTGTTTTATTTAAATACTTTAGATATTAATTTTAAAAAAATACATAAACTTTTAGGTAATGATTTTATAAAGGCAGGTTTTAGATTACCAGAAGAAGTTAAGAATGTAGCAAGTTTTACTACAAGTAAAAATATTTTAGAGGAATCTAAATTTAATTTTTTAAAAAAAATAATAATGAAAGAGTTATATTTTTATACAAAAGAAGTTTTAAGATATAGTCATCAATTTAAAATGACAACTTCTTGGTTTACTAAAACTGAAAAAGGAGAAGAATCAAATTATCATAATCATAGAAATTCTTATATTAGTTGTGTCCTTTATATTCAAGTAGATGATAAATCTGGCGATATAAGTTTTATTAATTATAAAGATGATAAGATGTTTCAATTAACACCTTTTGAATACAATGATTTTAACTCGGAATCTATTAGAATTAGACCTTTAAATGGTATGATTATTTTTTTTCCTAGTGAAGTTCATCACAAAATTATCACCAGTGAATCTAATAATTCTAGATATTCTTTAGCTTGTAATTTTATTCCTATTGGAGATATTCAAGATCCTAGTAGTGATAGCTATATTCATATGAGTATTAAATAATACTTAAAAAATAGCACTATATTTTTACAATTTTTGTTATATAATATTTGTTATTATGCCATTAACTCAATTAGTATTTCAACCAGGATTAGACACTGAAAACACCGAAACAGGTGCGGAAGGTAGATGGACAGATTGCGATAAAATTAGATTTAGAAAAGGATTACCACAAAAAATAGGTGGATGGACTAAATTTAGTCAAGATTATTATGTAGGACGACCTTCTGGTATAACTTCTTGGTTTAGTTTAGATGGAACTCGTTATCAATCTATCGGAGGAGATAGAAAAGTTTATGTATATCAAAGTGGTACTAATCAAGATATTACTCCTATTAGACAATCTAATAGTTTAACATCTGTATTTACTACAACTGATACTAGCTCTAATGTAATTGTTAATCATACTTCACACGGTGCTTTATTAGGAGATTTTATAACAATATCTAATGTATCAGCAAATGTAGGTGGAATTACTACTACTGATTTAGAAAATGAATTTGAAATTGTAAATATTAATAATACTAATGCTTATACTATAACAACACCAGGTACAGCTACTTCTACAGTAACTGATTCAGCTAATGCTGATATATCATATCAAATAAACATAGGGCCTAGTGTACAAACTCTTGGTTATGGTTGGTCAGCTGGTACATATTCAGAAAGCACTTGGGGAACACCAAGAACTTCAACAACTGTAACTTTAGATATGAGACAATGGTCTTTAAATAATTGGGGAGAAGATTTAATTTTAACAGTTAAAGATGGTGCTACTTATGAATGGGACGAATCAGGAGGTATGACTGATAATAGAGCTACAGCTATTGCTAATGCTCCTACAGCTTCTACATTATCTATAGTATCAACAGAAACTAGACATTTAATTTGTATGGGAACAGAAACAACTATTGGAGATATTTCTACGCAAGATAAATTATTTATAAGATGGTCAGATCAAGAAAATTATAATTTTTGGTTTGCTAATGCAACTAACTCAGCGGGTTCTCAAAGAATTGCTGGAGGTTCTGAAATAAGAACAGCAAAACCTGCAAAAGGAACTATACTTGTATGGACAGATACAACACTTCAATCAATGTCTTTTATTGGTCCACCTTTTGTATTTGGCTTTCGTCAACTAGGTAACGATTGTGGTGCTGTTGGATTAAATAGTGTAATAGTTATAGATGATGTTGCTTATTGGATGGCCGATGGACAATTCTTTAGATATGCTGGTGCTGTTCAAGAAATACCTTGTCCTATATTAAATCATGTATTTGACGATATAAATAAAAGTCAGTATGCTCAAGTTTATGCAGGACAAACTTCTGATTTTTCTGAAGTGATATGGTATTATTGTTCCGCTAATTCTAATTTTATAGATAAGTATGTAATTTATAATCATTCAGAAAATAGTTGGTATTTTGGTAATTTATCAAGAAGTACATATATAGATAATGGAGTAGAGCAAAATCCTTTAGCTACTCAGTATTTACCTAATTCTACAGCTAATACTTATTCAACTATATATGGTCTCACTGCTGGACGAAGTTTAATCTATCGTCATGAAGATGGTGTTGACGCTGATGGTTCTGCTATTACTGCTTATATAGAATCAGGTGATGGAGATATTGCAGATGGAGAACAATTTAGTTTTATTAATAAAGTTATACCAGATTTTAAAAATCAAACTGGTAATGCTACTATTACTTTATCAACTAGAGATTATCCGAATAGCTCTAAGACTACAGGAGAAGTCATTACAGTGTCAAATACGACAGCTTTTTATAATTCAAGAATAAGAGGTAGACAA